GCTACAAAAACATATAACATTTGTAGATGATAGAATTGAAAAGGTAGAAGTTGAAGGTGATAACATCAAGAGTATAACAGGTAAAGCTACTGGTAAGGTAGAAGCAGATCTATTCGTTGATGCTACCGGGTTCAGTGCTCTATTATTAAAGCATCTAAATCCTAAGTGGAATGATGTATCTGATATATTACCTTTAAACAGAGCAATACCACAACAAGTTCCTAACACTACTAAGACCTTACCCTCTTATACCTTATCGGAAGCGACAAAGAATGGATGGATCTGGCGATTACCTATAGCTAAAAGGTTTGGTACTGGTTATATTTACTCATCAAAATTCACATCTGATGAAGAGGCACGGGTAGATTATAATGATTGGTTAATTAAAAACTATAACATAGGTCTACAAACTAATAGAACTATTCATTATAAACCAGGATACTATGAAGATCATTGGATTGGTAACTGTATAGCAGTAGGTTTGTCTAGTGGATTCGTTGAACCATTAGAGTCAACAGCTATACAAACTATCATACAACAAGTACAAGAGTTTATAGATATAAATTCTACCTTAAAAGGACTGGCGTATAGTAAAAGACTAGTCAACAAAGCAAATAGGAAATTGTATACTGATGTTGTTAATTTTATTTGCTTACACTATAATACTAATAGAACTGACTCAGAGTTTTGGAGGTATATGACTACAAATAAAATAGACTGGGTGAGAGAATTAGATGAGAAATGTAAGAAAGAATTTTTAGATAGAAGAACAAGCTATGCTGAGATGGATACATGGCATCTTGATAGTTTTGTTGCAATAGCAAATGGTTTGAACATGTTCACTGATGAAGGCATTTATGATTTTTCAATTGCTAAACCTTATAACATAGAAGGTGCTACGAAAAGAGAATACCAGAAAATCGAAGAAGCTAAGGCAATGATGCCAGCTATTCCTCACAACAAAGTAATAGAATTTTATTCATGAGTACACTCACATTACCACAACAGAATAATTGGAATCAGTTCTGCAAGTGGGTAACAGATACCGACAACCGACTTTACGTTGGATGGTTTGGTATCCTTATGATTCCATGCTTACTTACAGCAGCGACTTGTTTCATTATTGCTTTCATCGCAGCACCGCCTGTAGACATAGACGGGATAAGGGAACCAGTTGCTGGATCACTTTTATATGGAAACAACATCATCTCAGGGGCAATCGTCCCGTCATCTAACGCAATCGGTCTTCACTTCTACCCAATCTGGGAAGCTGCAACCATCGACGAATGGTTATATAACGGTGGACCATATCAACTCATTGTGTTCCACTTTCTCATCGGTATCGCAGCATACATGGGACGCCAATGGGAACTTAGTTATAGACTAGGAATGAGGCCTTGGATTTGTGTTGCATATTCAGCCCCAGTCTCAGCAGCGTTTGCTGTATTCCTCGTATATCCGTTCGGACAAGGATCTTTCTCTGACGGTATGCCTCTCGGGATCAGCGGGACGTTCAACTTTATGTTTGTATTCCAAGCGGAACATAATATCCTTATGCATCCTTTCCATATGTTGGGAGTTGCGGGGATGTTTGGCGGTGCTTTGTTCGCTGCTATGCATGGTTCCTTGGTTACATCATCACTCGTACGTGAAACTACTGAAATAGAATCACAAAACTATGGATATAAATTCGGCCAAGAGGAAGAGACGTATAATATCGTCGCGGCTCATGGTTACTTTGGTAGGCTCATCTTCCAGTATGCCTCGTTTAATAATAGCAGGAGTTTACATTTTTTCCTTGCTGTATTCCCCGTCGTTTGCATATGGCTTACCTCTATGGGAGTCTCCACCATGGCATTCAATCTTAATGGTTTTAACTTTAATCAATCCATTGTGGATGCTAATGGACGAGTCGTCCCCACTTGGGCTGACGTCCTCAACCGTGCCAACTTAGGCATGGAAGTAATGCATGAGAGAAACGCACACAATTTTCCACTTGATTTAGCATGAACCACAAACCACCCGACCCTGAAGTAACAGTTATAGATGATATATTATCTAATCACTATGCTGATTACATAGATAATTTTTTTAGAGAACCTTTTGCTGATAAAGAGCATAATAATTACTGGAGATATCTACCAACAATTGATATACAACCAAGCCCAAAGCATAAGAATGCAAAAGGTAATTCCAAGGGGGGATTTGTTAATCAGGTTTTCGATACTTATACTAAAGGTTCTAAGCGAGCTGGCAAGCCATTAGCTAATGAACCTCTTTGCAATTTACTTATGCCTATACTCTACCAAGGGTTAGGTCACTATAAACCTGATGACATTCTTGACGGGGTATATAGAGTAAGAGCAGTGATGTATTGTAGAGGTATGAATACTGGTACAGGTGTACCTCATAGAGATTTATTCATACCACATAGTACAATGATATATTATGTTCATGATTCAGATGGACCTACTTTAATATATAATTCTTCAATGGAAGTTGTTAACGAAGTAGAGCCTAAAAAGAATAGAGCAGTATTCTTTGAAGGTACAACATATCATGCATCCTCTTACCCAGAGGAACACCATAACAGAACACTTATAAATTATAATTATATAATGGCGGCTCGATAATCGAATCAGTAGAAGCCACCTCACACCACGTCCGTTCAACCTTCTTTGAAGGTCGCATGAAACCACAGCATGGAACGGGGTTGTGGTACTGGAGTTTACAATGACTGTACAACTAAGGTATCGTGGTGTTGAGTACACAAAAACAAAGTAACTAACTTAACATGAAAAAACTTGCACTTGCCCTAGCAGCTTTGACTGCTTCTGCTCCTGCAATGGCTGGCACTTATATAAATGCCGAGTCTAACGCATCTTATACAGGCAATGATTTTACTTCCCGTACTACCGATCTACACATTGGGTATGAAGGAGACGTAGGAGACTTAGGATACTATATCCAAGGTGGTCCTGCATTCGTTAATCCTGATGGGACAGATGGCAGCACAGATTTCTCAGGTAAAGGCGGAGTAACCATCTCAGCTACTGAGAAGCTTGGTCTTTATGGAGAAGTATCATTCAAAACTGATGATGATGCAGACACAGCATACGGCACTAAAATAGGTGCTAAATATTCATTCTAATTATGGCACAACAATCTAATACCGGATTCGGAGTAGCTAACCCTGTTCCTTATTCACCTGAACCAGAGAAGGTTGACACTTTACCTAGTGATCAGCAACCTCCCGGTGTAGATGAGAAACCAATCGATTACAATTCACTTGAAGAAGCATTGACTTCTTAACAGTTAGGGGAGCACCTCAGTGTAGGACTCCCCTTTCATTGGCTTTGGCCCGTTACACGTATTACCAAGGTAGTACTAAATGGATACCCTCAGCCGTCTAGACGGTGGGAAAGACCACAAACAAAAAGCGCAAAAAATTTACTTAAGTAAGACAGATAAACATACTAATCTTTTAATCAACAATGGCCCAACAGGCAACGACTGCCAACGCCAATGGACCGATTTGGGGTGGTGCTGACAATGGTGCAGATACCACTACTACCGCGAGAAGAGCTCTCTATTTGAAGCTGTTCTCTGGTGAACTATTTAAAGGATTCCAACGCAATACAATTGCAAGGGATCTTGTTACAAGACGTACCCTTAAAAACGGGAAATCTTTACAGTTCATCTACACGGGTCGCACCAAAGCGGAATTCCATGTCCCTGGACAGTCTATATTAGGTAACAACGAGAAGTCACCTCCAGTAGCAGAGAAGACCATCACTTGTGATGACCTCTTAATCTCTAGTGCATTTGTCTATGAATTAGATGAGACACTTGCGCATTACGATTTACGTGGTGAAATCTCTCGTAAGATCGGCTATGCATTAGCCGAAAACTATGATCGTCGGATCTTCCGTGCGATCTCAAAGGCTGCTAGACAGCCAGCACCGGTCAACATGGCTAACTTCAAGGAGCCCGGTGGAAGTATTGTTAAGGTTGGTGCTGCTAATAGTACCGATGCAACTGATGCTTATGACTCAGCTAAATTAGTACAGTCCTTCTTCGAGGCAGCTGCTATCCTAGATGAGAAAGGTATCACAGGTGAGGGACGCGTAGCCGTCTTGAACCCAAGACAATACTATGAATTAATAAGGAATTGTGCAACTAACAACCTTATTAATCGTGACGAAACAGGTGACGCATTACAATCTGGTAATGGAATCCTTGACATTGCAGGCATCAAGATCTACAAGTCAATGAATATCCCATTCCTCGGAGACTATGGTGTTAACCTAGCTAACCTACCATCTGGTGCTGTATCAAATATCGGTGAGGCTGCTTCCAAAGGCTCCTTCATTGGTGAAGATATGGATGACCAAGATGCATCTACAACTCCATCAGGACAGAAGACCGTTAATAACTACGGTACTGCTGCTAAGTTTGGTGGGTCTTGTGGACTTATCTTCCAGAAGGAAGCCGCAGGTGTTGTAGAAGCTATCGGACCACAGGTTCAAGTAACTTCTGGGGATGTATCAGTGGTATACCAGGGAGATGTCATTCTAGGGCGTTTGGCAATGGGAGCCGATTATCTTAATCCGGCTGCTGCTGTTGAACTCGTAGCTGGAATCGATGTATCCGCTAACTGGAACAACACTGCTGTTTCTAACGCAAGTTTCACTTAAATTAATATTTATTATTAACCAACATATGGGGAGTCTTCGGGCTCCCTTTTTTTTTATTTATGGCTTCCACAACAATTGACACCGATACCGAACTATCCGCAGTGAACTCAATACTGGGAGCTATCGGTCAGTCACCTATAACAGTTCTAAAAGACCCAGTAACAGGCGTTGTAACTAATGCAAACCCTGAGATATCATTCATATATAATTTACTAAGAGATGCGAATATTGATGTACAATCGGAAGGTTGGCACTTTAATACTGAGAAACATGTAACATATACACCTGACGCAACTACTGGTAAAATAGCTATAGCTAGTGACATACTTAAAATGGATGTTACTGATGGCTGGTCAGTTAGAAAATTTGATGTAGTAAAAAGAAACGGAAATTTATATGATAAGTTTGATCATACAGATGATTGGTCAGATGTAACAGAAATACTTTTAGATGTAACTAGATTAATAGCGTTTGAAGATTTACCAACTGTATTCCAAAGGTATATAACATACAGAGCAAGTAGGGTAGCAGCTACACAGTTAGTAGCTAACCCACAACTAGTACAATTACTAGCACAACAAGAGGCTTTATCTAGAGCAACTCTACTAGAGTATGAGTGTACTCAAGGTAATCATAGTATGTTTGGATTCCCTGAAGACTCAGTATATACCACATATCAACCTTGGAGGAATTTACCTAGATAATGGCAAGTATAACCCAAACAATACATGACTATATAGGTGGTATTTCTGAGCAGCCAGATCAGAGAAAGCTACCAGGACAGGTAAAGAATGTTGTTAATGCTATACCTGATTTAACATATGGTTTATACAAAAGACCCGGTACAAAAAGAATAGGATCAACACCATTAGCTAATGTACAGACTAATGGTTCATGGTTCCATTACTATAGAGATGAAAGTGAAGGAGCTTATATAGGGCAAGTAGCCTCTGATGGTAAGGTTAGGATGTGGAGTTGTGCTGATGGTAGTGAAAAAAACGTATGGTATCATACAGATAATAGTGCATATAATGGAGGCACTGCTGCTCATACATCTATTACATCTTACCTAACTCCTAGCAGCGCATCAGCTACAGAAGATATACAAGCTTTAACTATTAATGATACAACATTCTTAAATAATAGAACAAAAGTTATAACTACTACAGGTACTACACCTGCTGCAACTGATACACATTATGCATATTTAGAACTATTGCGAACAGAGAACGGTAGGCAATATGGACTAAATGCTTATAGTTCTGCTACTGCAACTAACTTAACTAGAGCTACTAGACTTCTAATAGAGAGTGATACTTTAGCTGAAGGTAACGGTACAGGGGATTGCCCAGGTGTAGGTACACAAGTATTCAGTGTATCATCAGCTGATTCATATTCAACACCAGTTCAAGATGCTCAAGATAGTAGCGGGAGTTCATATAATGCAGCATCAAATAAGACTAATCTGATCTTTAGAATTACTGCATTAGGTCAACAAGGTAAAACAGGTAATGGTACTAATGCTAGTGATTATCAATGTTCATATAATAGAGAGGTACAACTACTACATGGTGGAGAAAACTGGGTTGTAGGTGATGAAGTTACTGTACGGATGACTCAATCAAAAAATTCTGGGTTTGATTTCACAGTAAAAGTAGTAGAAATAGAAACAGTAGCTGTAAAAGGTACAATTAATGGTGGTGTAAACGGAATCATAAGACCAGCCCCTACACCTTTTGATGCTGACACAGCTGTTACTACTGACACTGTACTTGGTGGTATACAAGATTCATTCAGTGGTACTGGTATTACATCAACAGTCATAGGAAATGGATTATATCTTACTGCTAGCTCTGCATTTAATATTGAAGTTGTAGACCAAGACTTGATGAGAGTCATGCAGGATACAGCTAATGATGTTACTAAGTTACCGTTACAATGTAAGTTAGGATATATAGTTCAAATTACTAATACCAGATCAGCAGATGAGGATGATTATTATGTTAAGTTCAGTAGTGCTAATAGTTTAGATGGTAGTGGGTCTTGGATAGAATGTGCTAAACCGGGTATACCTTTAAGTTTTAACACAGCTACCATGCCTCATGTGCTTACTAGACAAGCTGACGGAGACTTCTTAGTTAAAGCAGGTACTTATACAGATAGAATTGTAGGAGACGAATACACTAATCCTATCCCTTCATTTGCTGATGGTTCCTCTACTATTAATAAGATACTGTTTTTCCGTAATAGGATATGTTTCTTATCTGGAGAAAATGTAATAACTTCTAGACCTGGTGAATTATCTATACCTTCATTCTGGTCTTGGACAGCTTTAGCAGTTAGTGCTATTGATCCTATAGATATAGCTTGTGCTTCTACATTCCCTTCAGAACTATTTGATGGAGTAGAATTAAATACAGGTCTTGTCGTCTTTAGTACCAACCAACAATTCTTATTAGCTACAGATGCTGAGATAATGAATCCAGATACAGCTAAATTAAAGAAGCTTTCTGTATTCAATTATAATGAAACAATACCTCCAATATCTCTAGGAACTACTATAGGATTTGTAGATAGTTCTGGTAAATATAGCAGATTTAATGAACTGTTTAATGTTCAAAGAGAAGGTGAGCCTGATGTTGTAGAGACTAGTAAAGTTGTACCGACGCTCTTACCTAAAGATATAGATCTTATAACTGGTTCTAGAGAAAACGGTATAATCTTATTTGGTAAAACTAATCAGGATGTGGTACAAGGATATAAGTATTATCAACTTGCAGATAAAAGAGGTCAATCTTCTTGGTTTAAATGGAAGTTCAATAATCCATTAAGGTATCAGTTCATTGTAAATGATGAATACTACATGTTAGATTCAGATAACTTCTTACAGAAGATGCAGTTAATCCAAGCTGATGCTGATCCTAGTATAGATCAAGATGATGTAAACTACTTAATACACTTAGATAATTACACTACAGTTGGTAGTGGAACATATGATGGTGCTACTAATCTAACTACTTTCACTAACCAAGCTACTTGGATACCTGATGTAACTACTCCCAATGGAACGTTAGTAGTAGTTGATACAGATTCAAACACAGCTAGAGAAGGTAGGTATGCTATAGTTACATTAACAGGTAATAATCCTAATGATGATTTCACAGTACCCGGAGATTGGTCTGGTGCTACAGTTAATATAGGTTATCTCTATGATTATCAAGTAGATTTCCCACGTATATATGTAACTAAAGTACAAGGAGAAAGATCTACTTCTGATGTAAATTCTTCTTTAGTTGTACATAGACTTAAACTAGCTTTCGGTAAGATAGGTCTTTATGAAACTACACTTACGAGAGTAGGTAAGGATGATTATAATGAAGTTTATGAGTCAACAGTTTTAGATGAGTACAATGCTTCAGACGCACCCTATCTAGAAGAATATGTGAAAACTGTACCTGTCTATGAGAAGAATAATAATGTAGAGATAACTCTAAAATCCA